ATATTTAGAGCGACAGAGACGCTACCTAACAGACAAATTCTTCTTGATACGATTAATCGCATCCTTGCGACTGTCGGCTATGACAAGATTGATATCAAAATTAAAGAAGAGCAAGTAAACCTTGAGTCAATCAAGGGTGCAAACACAACCGATATAACAGAGGAGTAAGATGGTAACAGTTCTATTTATTAATGATGGCTACATTTATGATAACTTTCCGCTTCCACAGCGGATAGATAGCCGTGCGATGCACTCGCTTATAATGCTAGAGCAGTCTACTTCTATTCAAGATTTACTAGGTTCATCGTTGTACGATGACTTAACAACTAAGGTTGATACGCAAGCACTAGGCGAAGGTAGCGAAGAAAATCTATTTAAGCAAGTACAATACATACTTTGTTTATATTCTGTCCGTTCTGCGTATAACTTTTTGCGTAGTAATGTGATGTACAACAAAAGTGAGGAGGCTAAAAGCAATCAATATACTTTTGATGCGCTTACGGAAACCATTGATTCTAAGATAGAATACTTTAAGAAAAGAATCATTGAGTTTATTAAAGCTGATGCAACTCTTAAAGCTAAGGCCGAGGAGAGCAAGAATGATATTTTTAGTGACGAGGATGTTTACAACGGAAGTGTCTTTTACTCTAAAGACCCTTTTGACAATACTTCTGACTGCGAATGAGTTTAAAGTTTAAGAACCCTAAGATTGATGCTGACTTAGTAAAGTCACAAATTGAAACAGGAGAGCTAGGTAAAGAGGTTGACCCTGTCTTTACAGCATCCCCTGCAGGTTCTATTACGCTTAATGATGTTTCAAATTGGAACAGCAAAGCTGATGGTATACATAGTCACGCCAACTTTACAGGGGCTGTAGACTACACAGAGGAAGGACCACCTGCATCAAGTGGAGCATCGGGATTTGTTCCAGGCCCTGCAAGTGGTGAGCAATACTATTTCCTGCAAGGTGATGGCACATGGAGTCCTGTCGTTCAAGACAAGACGCATACACACTACCAAGGTGTTAGCGCTGCTAGTTGGACCATAACTCACAACTTAAATAAATACCCTGCTGTAAATGTTATTGACTCTGCAAATAGCAATATCATGGGCAGTATAACATACGACTCATTAAACCAAATAACAATCAGTTTCGCAGGTGATACTAGCGGAACAGCAACATTAAACTAAAATGGCAATTAAGTACGCTGACCATATTGACTTAGGTAGCTTAGAGCTACAGAACGCAAAGCTTCACTTGCTTGCAACATCTCCTACAGGAGCTAAGGGACTTGTATATTTTAACTCTAGTGATAACTATCCTCTTTATCATGACGGAACAGATTGGGTACGATTTGGTACTGTTTATTCTGTTGTTGGGGGTAATGGTCTTACAGGTAATATAACCACAGGAGGTAGCCTTAGTGTTGGCCAAGGAGATGGTATTTCTGTATCTGCAAATGCTGTTGCTGTAGACAGCACAGTTGTTAGAACTAGTGGTGACCAAACTATTGGCGGAGAGAAAACATTCTCTGACGATGTTATTATTGGCGGTAACCTAACTGTCAATGGAACTGTCACTACTATCAACACGGAGCAGATTGACCTTGCTGATAACATCATTAACATTAACTCTGACATTGATGGGGCAACAGACCCTACTCAAGATGCAGGTATTATTGTTAATCGTGGTAATGAAAGTGAAGCAGAGCTTATTTGGAATGAGACGACAGACCGTTGGACATTTAACAATGCTGACCAATATTATAACATTCCTGTACCTAGCGAGTACAACAATTATACATACTCACTAAGCACACTTGGAGGAGCTAATAACGGACAAAAAAGAATTCGGTTAAGTGGTGGTGGAACACACGATGATATCGTTATTGCTGTTAGTGGACTTGGTATTTCTGAGTCGGGTGATACTATCACAATCTCCAACACAAATGCTTTTGTTGAGGCTGTTATGCCTGCAGGAGAAACATCATTTACCATAGGTACTCTAAGATTCGGTACAGCTGTAGTAGCTGCTTACAATGCAGATACAGGAGAGCAAAATATGGTTTCTGTAACTCACGACCCTGCTAGTAACGAGGTGTCAGTTCGTATTGCAGCACCATTGACATATGAGTTGTTCCTTGTTGCTCAAGGCGTTGTTGCTTAATCAATTAAATAATTGTAAATTAGAATAGGGGGTAGGGCTAAAAACCCTACCCTTTTTAATATCTCCCTATGGCTATACAGTTTCAAGATTCTATACATGTAAATAACGGTAGTCTCGTTGCTACAAATTTTATAGCTGTTAAAGGAAACAGCAATCCTGATATATCTGAATTCAATAATCCCGCATCAACATCTGTAAACCTTGGTACTTATTTAGACCAATATGCTTTTATTGATTTATCCTCTTCTGCATCAGGTGGTGGTTGGATTGATTTTAGTAAAGCTGACGGCACAGATTATAGCGGTAGAATTAGATACCAAAACTATACTGACGAGTTTCAAATATTTACTTCTGGTAGATTAACAGCTACTATAGAAAGTAACGGGAACGCTTCGGGTTCTTGGGGTCATGCTAAAATATATATGAGCAACCGTTGGGGTGGTGGCGGAACTCACTATCCTACTATTGGCTCTGAAGATGGAAGTGCAGGTTCTCTAATTATGTTAGACAACCCTCATGTCCCTTGGAGTACAGAAAATCCTGGACACTCAAGTTATGATGGTCGTGCAGGACTAAGGCTTGAAAGACCTGATAAAGCAAGTTGGTGGGATGTAGGTCTTGCGGGTGACTTTTTTCATGTATATAGAAATGGAAGTGGGGAGCTTTTTAGAGTATCCGCTAACGGGAATATAGGTATAGGAAGAGTTGCTTCAGCGAACGAGAGCCTAAGTATAAATTCAGAAGATGGATTTTGGACATTAGCTACTTATCAAGGAGGTAACCTAATTGGTGGTATACATACTAATAGCGAAAGGTTTACAATAAGAGACAATCGTGGTGAATCCATATTACTTGATAATCCTGTAGAGATGTCTGGCTCTTTAACCGTTAACGGAAGTATTTCTGCAACAGGTTACAATAGTGTTAACTGGGATACCGCACACGGATGGGGAGACCACGCAAGTGCAGGTTATCAACCATCGGGGACATACGCAGATGGAACTACATATCAAACTTACGGCACAGGCAACAACGGATGGTTGATGCCAGACTATAATAACAATGCATCCAACTTTATGCGGATGTATTACGATGATGGTAGTCGTGAGTTTAGAATGTATTCTTATCACGGGTCTGCTGGAGAGGCTAAAATCGCATTGTATGATGGCGGTTCGTTCAACACTTTGTCTTCAACAAATATTGCAGAATTTAAGACCGCTTATAGTTGGGGCAATCACGAAGGCTTATATGACGCTGTTGGTGCTGCTGATGTAGTTAATACTCGTATTGACGAAGAAATCATCCCTCTTATAGATACCAAGGCTGATGCCTCTCATGAACATCAATATATAAGAACCGTACTTAGCACTCAAGAAGCTGACGATGCTATGCCTAGTACGGGATATGCACTTCAGCACTTCTTAGGAAGGGGCCCATCTAACAATGACGGTCATATTTTGGGTATGACTTGGTCAGGGACTAGCATCTACGGCGCTCAAATATGGGTAGACACCGACCCAAATAACCTAATGGCTTTCCGTTCAAGAAGTAATGCAGGTGTTTGGACAAGATGGAATAACTTATGGCACGATGGAAACCTATTAAATGTATCTCAATTAACAAACGATGCAGGATACATTAACGGGGATTCTATAGCAAGATTTAGCTATGGGACTACGGATTCAACTTATAGCAGATTCACTCATGTAAGAGGAGGGGTAAGTTTAAATAACCCTAGTGGAACTGGTGGAGCTATAAGAATAAATCTACCCGTACAAAATTATAACACTAACACCATGATGTCTATGACTATCAAGGTGTATGAATATAGTACAGGAAAATCGTTTACGCTGTTTTGTGGTGGATACAACTATACGAATGGCGTCTGGTATAACGCTTTTGCTACGCTCTTAGGTGATAACCAAAGGGGAGATGTACCTGTAAAGTTTGGTCAAGACGGAACTAGAAATGTAATATGGATTGGAAATCCAGATTGGAGTTGGTCATATCCAAATGTGTTTATAACAGACTTCCAAAGTGGACATACGCAGAACGCTAATTGGAATGACGAATGGGAGATAGTCTTTGACGAAGAACCTGCGGAAAATGTAACAGCGCAAGAAACCGCTCATCAACAGATTAACACAGGTAATATTGGTAACTACGGTTATCTAACATCTTACACTGAAACAGATACCTTAGCAAGTGTTGCAGGAAGAGGGAATGTATCTACCACTGCAATTGCTATAGAAGATAGTGATTCATCAGACCATTGGCCATTTAGAGTAAATACTAACGGCTCTAACAACTCTGGATTCTGGACTACAAATGAAGATATAAGACTTCTTCTGAGAAACAATAGTGGAAGCATAAAGGTTGATTTAAGACCAGACGGAACAAGTTATTTTTATAACACTCTACAAGCAAGTTCTACCTTCGGTGCAAGTGGCACAGCAACATTTGACGGTGTAGTAAACTTAAACAGTGGTGTTAACTTTGACGGTGTAAACGGTCAGAACTTCACTGTAAACACAGATGGAGATAGAATAATCTGGGACTTCCAAAGAAACGGTACGAGACGAATGAGTTTCTACCACAAAGCCGACCAAGAGACTTTTAACTTTGCTTTTCAGTCTGGCTCAAATCTTCAGATAAACGGAAACAGAATACTTACTACCAGTGATAGTTCTGGCTTCTTGAAAAGCGGACAGGATGATTCATTTTCTGGAAACCTTACAAGTGGTGAAAGCAAATGGATTAAGTTCTATCATCCAACGCAAACAGATTCAAATGACGGAAAGATTGGTGCGGGGGTATTTGGTAGTGGTCTAAACATTGTAGGCTCACAAACAACCGCAGGAACAGGTAGGCAAGTAAGGGTTTGGGGTGATTTAATTACATCAACAGGTGAAGGCTACGCTACAGAATCATATGCAACAGCTGCTGCAGATGCTGTAAACACTCGCATTGATGAAGAAGTATTTCCTCAAATAGACACTAAAGTTTCAAAATCGGGAGACCAAGTAACAGGAACTTTATCTGTTGGAGGTTCTGCAGCATACGACTCTACAAACCTTGCTTTAGATGTACAGGGTCACATGGGTATATGGGGGAGCAACAAACTATACTTCAAGATAACAGGCGACAATTATAATACTTGGAGTACATCTCAGTACGCTAATGGCTCACAGCATAAGTTTAATGCTCAGTCTTTTAGCTTTACGAATGAAGGTTACTCTTCTTCTGTGTTTATGAATATCAACTCTTCTGGAGTTGGTATGTCAAGAAACCTTGTTTTAGGAAATGAAGTTTATGGTGATAGAAACGCATATAGCGCCTGGGGAGCAAGGTTGTTTTTTAATGGGTCAAATACAGATGCTCAAAGCAACTACTACATAGGTACTAATGGAGAAGACTACGGAGGTAACTATTCTAAGTTAGACCTTAGATGGCACACAGGTATCCGTATGGGTGCTCAAGCAGGATATGGTGGTATTAGATTCTATGATAACGAGGACTTAAACACTCGTATCATGTCTATCGGTGAAACCGATTCTAATATTCGTATTGATAACAATCTTTGGATTGGTGGCGCAGGAGGTTGGATTACAGACTTGCTTAATGCGAAAGAAACAGCAGGAGCTGCGGATGCGGTCAATACTAGAATTGACGAAGAAGTATTACCGTTAATAGATACCAAAGCAGACGCTTCTCACACTCATGATTATCTGCCATTAAGTGGCGGCACTATTACAGGTGATTTAAGTATAGCAAATAGCAGGGCATTAAATCTTTTTTCTGAAGGAACTGACGCTTTTGTCAATATAGATGCAAGGGATAATGGTGAAGGTGCAAGGCTTCACAAGTATAACAGAAACGCAGCGAACACATCGTATCTCCCATACTATGAGAATTGGTACGATGGAAATTCATACCACTCTATAGGTATAGAAGCCGACAAATGGAGATTTAGCGATAGTGTAGTTATAAATCAAAACCTGCAAGTAGGAGACGGAATGTGGGTAAATGGTAACAATCAAGCCGTTTACAATAATTACAATGAAAACCTTAGACTACCACCTGCAGGTAACGATGTTTCGGTTATTGCGTTTAGAGCAACAGGAGAAGGGGGTGTACCAAGTTCTTCTATTTTAGGATATAGCAATAGACACGAGACAAGAATTGACGGCACTTGGAGACAAAGAATATATGCTGGTTCAACTGAAATAAACAATGACTTAAAGGTTTACGGCTCTTATACTGAAGTAGGTAACGGAATAGGCAGCGTAAGTAACGATGGCAGTTGGAACGCTCGTTTGAATGTAGCAGGTAGTTCTCATGCAAGACTTGATGTTAAGTCTGTTAGTGATGGTATTATTACCTCTATGTTCTCGCATACAGGTCACGGAACAGGTAAGGTAGGTACTTACTCTAATCACGGCTTAGGGCTTATGGTCAATGGTGGTGAGAAAGTAGGTATCAACACATCTGGTCATATGTACCCTAACAGTGACAGAACCCAAACCCTAGGTCTTGAGGAAAGTCGTTGGCAAATCGTATACTGTGAGATTCTTGATTCAGCAGGTCAACACGAGAAAAACCTACAGAACCCAGAAGGTGAGAAGTCTGTTGGTGAGTACAAAACAGGTACTGTACTTGTATGGAAGAATGGTAAGAACTTACCTTGTACAGAGCCTGCTGACCATATGAGAATGGGTATAGCTGTAAATGGAATATCATCTCCTCTTATTCAAGGAGCAGAGCCTGTGTTAGTAACAGGAGAAGTTAACGAAGGAGACTACTTAGTCACATCTTCGGTAGAAGGACACGCAAAAGCAATAACACCACAGTTTATGCGTCAGCATGGGCTATACGATTGTGTAATTGGAAAAGCTCTTGAGAGCGGCAAAGGAGAATCACACTTAATTAAAACTTGGATAAACATATAATATGGGATTTCGCATAAACAGAGGTATATTTCAAAAGCTAGAAGATGATGGCGTAACATATACTAATGCCTTTAAAATCGGTGAAGAGGGTCGTGTTGAACAGATAGATGCTGATGGAAATCCTATAGCGGGTTACTTAAAAGTTGGAGAAACCGTAAGTAACGCTGATACTGTAGATGGATACCACGCTACAAATGCAGGTGGTGGTATACCTGTCCTTAATTCTAATGGATATTGGGACGCTCCATCTTGGATTAATGTCAGAGGTACGGGTTTATATTCTTCAACTACTAATGGTGCACATTTTGTTCCTAATCCTTACAGTTACGGCTCTTGGCAGATAACTGGAACTCGTAATGGATGGGTTGGTCTTCATTTTGGAGCGGGAAGTGGCGTGACACTAATGATGAATGAAAGCGAGTCTGGTATCCACAGAGAAGGTTCTGGATGGAAATACAGACATAATGGGGGTAAGTTCTATGTACACACAGGAACAAATGGAGGCGGCACAGGATATCCTGTATGGCACGAAGGAAACCTTACTCCAATATCATATGCTACGGGGTCGTTTACGGTAGGTGGTGACCCTGAAACATATTATCCTGTTTTACTTAATAAGTCATCAAGAACTACAGGTAGATTTGTAATATACCGTGATAATGTGCATCAAAACGAAAACAATAGAGGTGCAGGTAGATTAGTCTTAAATGGTTATACGAGTGGATGGGGTCATGTTCCCTTGAGGCTTCACTATGAAACAAAGCGAAGCGGTGGTTTGCTATGGAAGTTTTTAGCTAGTAACTACAGAACAGGATTAATGGTAGTGTACCTTAAAGGTGCTACAACTTATTACTACAAATCCGAACACGGATTTACATTATACGATGCTAATAGTGAAGGAGATGCTAAAGGTGATGGAAGGACAACTTGGCTACCAACTCCTCAAGATGAGGCTACTGCTCTTTGGGAAGGAGAAACACCAACCGTAAATACAATAGAGGATGGAGTATCTTATTATCAAGGATATTTAAAGGCAACAGGATTTAAAGGAGATGGAACAGATTTAACAAATGTTAATGCTCAGACATTAGACGGTATTGATAGTAGTAGTTTCTTACGCTCTGATGTTTCAGATACAATGTCTGGTGAACTTACTTTAAAGTACAGTACGGCAGATACAGACGAATATAACGCTTTACGATTTGCTCCCAGTTCAAGTGATTATATAATCAAAGCGTCCTCTAATAGAGGTGTGTTTGGTCGTAAGTCGTTTGGATGGCATGTTCACTCGGATTCAGCATTCGGTGTTTATTCTAACGGATGGGTCAAACTTTTTGGTGTAGAAGGTGGAACAGGTAACGCTTTTGCTACAGGAACTTTTACCGCTAACAACATTTCTACTAATCAAGTCTTTATGCAGTCCATTACAAGTGATGGTACTATTGCTAATGACAAAGGTTCTTACTTACACTTAGGTGGATGGGCGGTAAGTAGAACACACGCAAGTGCTGTACTTGTAAACACTGCTTACAGAGCAGACTATGCTACAAACCTTTGGAATGAAAACATTTCAAGGTTTACCAATGATTCTGGATATATTACTCAAGCTCCTGTAGATGCGTTAGCAGAGGAATTAAATCCTTTAATATCTGCTGCTCAAGCAACTGCTGATGGTAAACTCGGAGCAACGGCTAAGGCTGCCGACTCTAACCTATTAGACGGTATTGATAGTAGTGCGTTTATACAAGAGAATCAAGACCGTAGACATAAGGTTATAAGGTTTACAGGTGAAAGTGGTAATTCTGGAAATGGTGTAATAAACTATGGAATCTACCAAGAAGGGGGTGCTTGGACACATCCTTACCCAGATTTGGTTATTGGAATGCACACTGGTATTAAGATTGGTGGATACTACGGATACAGTGGTACAAGGTTCTACAACGATGCACCTGGAAGGTCAGGAGCAGCAGAAATATTTTCTGTAGGAAACGGAGACAGTAATGTTAGAGTTACTAACAACCTTCATATAGGTAGTGCAGATGGATGGATTACAGATTTACTTAATGCTAAACTTGATAATACCGCCAAAGCCGCAGATTCTGAGGCCGTAGACGGTATTGACAGTTCTCGTATTGTTTATGGTGCTAACGCAAGAAGGTCTACAAGATATGATGGAGAAGGTATTGTATCTCCAAATCAAAATAGTGGATTCTATTACGGATATCGCCCCGATGGTGCACCATTTAATGAGTGGTGGAATTGGGTAACAATAGCAGGTGCATCTTGGACTAGCGGAAATAACTACGACTTTAAACTTGCTCATAATTTTCACGCAGATGATTTCTATGTAAGTAGAATGACCAATGGAGTTCAGGCTGGTTGGAGAAGGATAATTGATAGTGGGAATATCGGCTCTCAAACTGTATCCAACGCAGGATATGCAACAAATGCAGGAAATGCTGACGCAATTGATGGCATAGGATTTAGAAATACTGGAAGCAATTCATCAGTAAATGCTGATAGTCTAAATTCAAATGGTATAACTTACTATACTGGAGGTGTTCCAAACTTTAGTGGAAACGCTACAGATGGTGCTTTATATAGCCAGATTTACAGCTCATCATGGCAACACCAAATCGCAGGAGATTATCGGTCTGGTCAGCTTGCAGTTCGTGGTAAAAACAGCAATTCATGGCAGCCTTGGAGAACTGTATTAGATTCTTCAAATTTCACTTCATTTATACCTGCGGCAACAGAACCAGTTCAAGCTACCGTAGAGGGTGGAGAAGATTCAACACTCTCAAGTATTCTATTTAACCCAGGAGAGGGAGTAGCTACATTTACTCTTGCTGATGGTCAGACATTTAGATTAGCATTTGCTAGATAATATTGTAAATTAGTATATAACAAAAACTTTAAAATGGCTTTAACAAAAACAGTTTCTAAATACGGGGTAGAATTTGCTTCTGCTTATCACAGAATCACAAACCTTGACTACTATGTAAACGAGTACAGTATGACTCAGTTTGTGGAGCAAGAAGCAGATGCTGATGGCAACCCAGTTGCGCCAGTAGAAGAAGAAGTGTTAACAGTAACCAAAATAGTTAACTTGACAGTTCGTACATACGCTGACGCAGATGCTCGTACAGACCTTGCAGAAGCACTCGCAAGTAAGACACACAGCTTCACTCCAGACTGGGATTCTACGGATAACATTTTAACACAAGGATATGCATATTTAAAAACTCTTTCAGAGTTTGATAGTGCTATTGATTCATAAATTTGTAAATTAGTAATAGGAGGGCATTAACCTATTTTAAATAACGATGAGCGAAACAGCAATTCAGTTACCAGAAGAAAAAGTTAATGCTTTAAAAGGCATTGTTTCAGAAATCAACAAGCTCATAGGAACAGTCGGAGACTTGACTATGCAGATTGACGATTCGGAAAAAAGAATTGAAGCGGCTAAGGCAGAAGTCTTAGAAGCTGCAGGGAAAAGACAAGAGCTATTAAAGCAAATTGAGGAAGAATTTGGTCAAGGTATGATTAACCTTGAAGAAGGAACTTTAGTACAGGAATGAGAGAAATAACCGAAATAATCATCCATTGCTCTGCCACCCAAGAGGGTAAAGATTTCTCTGCGAAGCATATTCGTAGATGGCATGTGAATGGTAATGGTTGGTCTGATATTGGTTATCATTATGTTGTGCGACTTAATGGCTTAGTTGACATTGGTCGTGATGAAGAAATTATTGGAGCTCATTCAAAGGGGCACAATAGAAATAGCATTGGTATCTGCTACATTGGTGGACTAGATGCTAGTGGAAATCCTAAAGACACTCGTACAGAGCAACAAGATGTTGCATTAGTAAACCTCCTACAGTCGTTAAAAGAAAAATATCCTGAAGCTAACATCATTGGTCACAATGAAGTATCGGGAAAAGCATGTCCATCTTTTGATGTTCAAGAAGTTTACGGATGGTTAAACGAGTCTTAAAGAATCTAAAGGATATTATAACTTATAGCGATTCGGAGTTCCTAGAGCTCCTTATCGCTTTTCTTCATTTCGTACTATTGCCTGCAGCAATATTGATTGAAGTTGGATTACGCATAGAAGTACAGACATTAGCTGTTCTAGGCGGATTATTCCAACTCTATGCCGTAGGTACTAAAAATCTAACTTGTAGATATATTGCATGCTATACAGCTGTAGTTATTTCTGCGCTTACAGTCCTAACATATATTGGAGCAGGGTTGCTCAATGGTAGTAGATACGGTTGGGTAATGATAACCATCGCATCCGTTATTAATTTGTATAGAGTAGCAAAACAATGGACACACAAGCGATACTTATAACTATAGTTACTGTTCTTGGTTCAGGCGCAGCCTTTCAATTCTATGAAAAAAGAATGAGGCTGAAAAGGGACTTTAAAAAAGAGGACAAGTCTGAGCAAACTCTTTGGCGAGATGACCTAAGAAACGAGGTAGATAGACTTCGTAATATGGTTGACGAACATAGAGATATCATCACTCAGCTTACAGCTGAGAACTCAACTCTTAAAGAAAGGGTTGGTCATCTAGAGCGTGAAAACGAGCGCTTAAAATTAAGGTAAATGAATTGGATTAATAAAATCTTTGGTGGCTCTCAAAAGGGGCTACTTGAGCAGGCTACGGATTTAGCTGACCGATTTATAGAAACACCTGAAGAAAAGAAAGCCTTTATCCAACAGGCTTTTAATGAAGAAGTTCGTGACCGCTCTCAAGCACGAGCTTTAGGGAAGAACAAGTCTGCACCAACAGTGCTTTCTTACTTCACAGTAATAATGGCGCTGCTACTTGGTGCTGCTATATTCTCAGATATCATTTCATGGCAAACACTTACTGAAATTCAGAAAGGTCTAATACAGACATTCCTAGGCGTGTTCTTGGCCAAATTAAATGATGTGTATGGATATTGGTTTGGCTCTTCTATGGGTTCTGAAGAGAAGACGAAGCAGATAACTAAGATAATGAGAAATGACAAATAAAAAATACTGCGTCACACTTCCAAAAGAGTGTGATGGTGGTTGTGGAAACAAAGACTGTACTAATTCTAAGAAATCAAGAAATGAAAAAAAGCGAAGTAAACGACTTTAACAACGACTTTGGAGATTGGGTTGATAACCTAGAACAAATGGAACAACCTGCTTGTAACATCTTAAATCCTGAAGATTGTGAAGCTTGTGGTAGCTAAACAGAATAAAAGAAGAGGAGCTTATTGCTCCTCTTTTTCTTTGTAATCGTATTGGAAGTTACATTCACACTTCCCTTGACACTTTGAGCAACTAGGCTCGTCCCAATACAGGAATACGAAATCACTCATTGATTAATTTTCTATATGCAAACTCTGCAACGAATGAGCAGAAGAATGCAAGGATGGAATTTATATCAAGCAGATATAATATCACTGCGCTACCCCACCATGTCAGACATAGCACACAATTAAACGGCTTGAAGTTAAGGTACTCTCCCATGAGCCGATTGTACGGCTCAAAAACAAAGAACATAGCAAAGGCCAGACCTAAGCAAAACGAGAATACAATGTCATTAATTAAAATATCCATCTTCTTTTTGGTATTTAACTAGTTTGTTTACCCAACGGCCATCCTCAAAAACCTGCATTCTGCCTTTGATTTTCTGACCATATTGGTCACGCCAATTTAGGGATTCTATTTTGTTGTACATCGCTGAGTATATCATAGATATAATAAGATTAGCAGCGGACTTCTTAGGCTCGTAGTAGTAGAAGAACTTGTCACAGCATCTCATGACAGCCTCATCAACGAGCATCTGTAGAAGCTCATCGTTGTTCCCTACATAGAAAGATGACTTCGCAATCTCCCAAGACCTGTCAATGATAAACTTGCCCATAGGTTCGGACAGCCTACCAAACTTCTTGGAACGCATAGCTTGCTGCTCTATATATTTCTTATTATATCTCTTGCTCAACTCTGTACACTATTTGTGTAATCTCAGGCAGAAAGTCTAGTAGGTCTGTGTTCCTAATCTTCATAGCTTTCGCTATGCTTGATATCGTTACAGGTTTCTTTTTGTTTTTAAGAGACACAACTGCGTTGTATATCTCTACAATAAAATCTGCGTCAATGTCTGATATTTCTTCTGATGAAAACAATTCTTCTTTCATTAATCTTTTATCATAGCTCTCAGGAAACGAGCGCCTTTTTCCTCATCAATGTGTCTAACTAGCCTGTAGATATTTCTACTCATAGACTTTAGTTTTTCCTTGATGTACTTAGGCGTTTCAATTCCTGTGTTTTGATACAGCTGTGCATCAATATGCATGAGCTTATCAATCTTTTCTTTATTGCTAATAGCTAGGCATCTCATTACCTTGGCGCAACTAGCCATAACGCTTTCTTCTGTGAAGTCTTTAAGAATTACCTTCATAGTTATATAGATTTAGTTTAACCAATACGCTATCTTTTGCAACATCTTGGTGGTCTTCCGCGACACGGATTGAAAGATGTCTGAAATGTTTCCGAGTATCGTTTGGAACCATTTTATTGGTAACCATATAATCAGAAAGAAATTTGATACAAAGAATGAGATTATCGCAATCCATCCTAGTATTATGATAAATATGTAAGCCAAAGGCTTCCGCACTAAAGCTGTCAATCTGCTCAAAAGCGAGTCTGATATGTTCTGAATACTCTCGCTTATATTTCTGCCGAACTGCATAATGTTTTCCCGCATACACTGTGTTTAATGATGGTGGTTTAGGCAATGTAAACTCCAACTCAAATTGAGATTGTATCATATATAATGTCTTTTACATCGTCAAATTCTAGGTAAGTAAATACATCTTGCTTTCCGTATCTACCTATCCACTTGTACTTACCATCTGATTCTTTAACTCTGTTTTGTCTACGAACCTTACTAGGTTCATATTTCTCACAAAGAGACACCACTTTATTTCTAAGTGCTGTCTTCTCAAATACATAAAAAGCGTTTGGAAACTGAAAGGCTATGTAGTCAGCCTTTGATTCTTTAGAGCACCAACCATGGTGTCCCCAAATGTTTATCATCTCTAGCAGGATGTAGCCTCTTGAGTGCATAGGCTTAGGACCTTTCACATCAACACGCCTACCCTCCCAATAGAAATCTATGTGCTGCTTATCTTCAGCGACATCAGTTTTTATTGCGCTAGTAAGTTCCTTGAATAAGTCCTCACCTTTGCCACCCATCTCAAGACAGTGTTTAACTCTATCTTCATTAAGTTGGATGCTCTTGCTGAGGTATTTTTCAAGGCTCATTTCTGATTGCTTATGGCTATCTTCAGAAGAATTAAGTAGCCTATTAGGTCGTCAACCGTGTCCTCCGTTTGGTCGTTGATTCCCCTGTTCTTGATGCGCATTAACTTGTCATCAATTCTAGCGGTAAGTGACTGAACTGCATCCCCTTTAGAGAAGATACCTATGGGGTGGAGGGCAGAATCCCCATAGGCATCATTCTTCTCTAGGAGTAAGTTTGTAACTTGTGAAGTAACTTCAAGAATTTTATCTCTAGTTTCCATATACAAAATTAACTAATCATTTTCTATTAATCCAACATCTAGTTGATAAGTTTTCCTCTTGTTGTTAATATCTACAACAATCCTCCCATTGGTAGGATTATAGAATATATACTTATCTGAATATCCTGTGTAATCAGAAACATCTAACTTGTATTTCTGATTGTTTAGGACTAGGTTTCCGTCTTCTGTAACATCTGTTGATGTGATTGAAGATATATTGAGTCTGAAGTACATAGAAATAAGGTTTGCAAAAGCAACCTTTCTTTCTTTAACCATGCTGTGTTTATTAGTCATAGTTAATCTTTTTCTATGCTTACAGAATCTCTATCTCTTATGCAAAGGTCTATCATTCCTGATTCCTCTCTGTAGTATTCCTCAAAGGAGACATAGGTTCCGAACAACTGTCCGTCCTCGTATGCTTTTCTTAATAGTTCTTTCATTTCTTTTCTAATTTCTCAAGCGTGTCCTTTAGAATTGCGTTCCAAGCAAATTTGTCTTTGTCCGCTTCCCATAGCTTCTCATACATTTCAAGTAGTATCTCTCTCATTTCTCTTTTGTTTTAAAGATTTTGTCCCAACATTTCTCTTTTGTTTTAAAGGTTTTATCAAAACAGCCCTCTGCACCATCATACTCCACCCAAAAATCCGAGCGTTGGGCTAAATCTTGGAATTTACACATCACCTCTTTCTCTTTCTCAAGCATTGATTCAATCTTATGCTCAATCAATCTTGGCGTAATCAATCTTGGCGTTTCTAAATCCATTGGTAGGGTTTCTCTAACCCATTCCAATAACTCTTGCATTGGTGTTTTCATTTCTCTTTGGTGTTAAAGGTTAAAAAAAGACCCCATTAACTGCGTGTACCTTGCAGAACCTATGCGCCTTGTTCTTATGGGTAAGGGGTGGGGTCAGTTCTTAATTATTAAAGGTTTGGTCAAATATTATTTTGATTTTTGGGTAGTCAATTAGACAACTACCCACATATTCTTCAGCAAACTCACACATCACCTCTTTCTCTTTCTCAAGCATTTGTTCTGCGTGTTTCATTGCAATCTCAAAATCTATGGTCTTTTCACCACAATCTTTTGCGTTGCCCCATTGTATGTCAAGCCATTCAATATGCTCTTGCATTGGTGTTTTCATTTCTCTTTGGTGTTAAAGGTTTCGTTGTCACAATTATTCAAAGATTTGTGACATTATTAATTTGGTGTTAAAGGTTTGCGCCTACTTTTATATGTGTGCGCCTATAATTTGATGGATAAGCCCATCTTTATATGCTTAAACTCTCGTTAATTGTGTAAATCTTATGTATCTGCGTACAAATAGAGGGGAAAGCCCATCATTATATGCTTGAACTTTTCCCCGAACTTGTTAGTGGTGTAAATAAGCACCATTCAATCTGCTTATTGTAAGGTTATAGCCTTACAATGTTTCTTTAAAAGTAAGGTTATAGCCTTATTTGTATCATTTAAGGCTCATCGTTGTGAGGATTTGAGCCGTTTATCTTACTTAATTGGCTCATAAAGGGAGGGAACAATTATCCAGGCTTAATTAGTTAAAAGTTAAACCCTCCCCTTAAAACACTAATCTTTTTTCTTGATGTACTCAGCTGCAATAATAGCCAAGGCTATATATATAGGACTGAGTAACACAAAGCATTGCCATACTTCCATGTTATTTTGGTTTAGCATAAACCTTATTACCTTGGTTATCCAATTCGTAATATCGGTTCTTGATTCTATCGTAATACATTGTCACGCTACCAAGCTTTCCTACGATTTTCGGCTTGGCTTTTACAACTGTAATCTTAACTTGATTAGGCTCGTAAGGAACTCCGTTCTCGTCCTCTAATCCGTAAGGACATCTCCATACATTCAGGACCATCATACCCTTTCTAGACCATTGCATACCTCCTGCAATATCATTCATGGTTGGTACATCAACATAAGGCACTCCATTTTTATACTTGGCCTGTTGGTGTTTAGTGTGTACCGTTACAATTGTATGATAGTTCTTGTCAGCAGAATGCTTACGAACTGTGGTAAGAATCTTACCGATTGCAATGTCATCTCTAACACCGCTATTGATATCAGTTGCTATCTCCGTGAAAGGGTCAACACAGCATCCGTCAATCTTTATATCTAGATTCTCTTCTATGTCTTCTACAGCAGTGTAGAAACCTTCAATAGACAGGTCCGAAAGACCGCTGTCAATAATAAAGAAATGCTCATTTATAAACTTCATCCCTGCCTCAGCCTCTTCGTCAGTGGCTGTTATCTTGTCATTGACAAGGAATGGCTTTCTAAGATAAACCCAAAGCAGTTCAGCGTAAACCTCTGTAGGGCTACCTGTTTCGGGTGAGTACACCGCCCACTTCCAATTGCTGTACTGAGCTAGGTTCATCATCATCTCAAATGTAAACTGAGATTTACCTTGATGCGCACCTGCATATATATATGTAGTGCTACCTCTTTTCATGGAATACCTGTCAAACAATCCGTCAAAACCAACCCACTCTCCTTTGGTAATGCCGTTACTTCTCAAGCTAGTTAACGAGTCCCTCAACTCATCAACCGTATATACAAACTGTCTTATTTTACTCATCTTCCTCCTTATAATAAAATGATTCTGATATGAGCTTTTGCTCATACACTTCTACAAACTTAAAATTCTGAACTTTACTGCCTGTAAGTCCTAAGTGGCCCATAACCTGCAACACTATTTCAGGGTTGCCGTTTAGTTGTTCAATCCCATCTGACCTAGATACAAATTGAAATGGTGATGACTTATCTCCAATGTACATGTTGATATAGCCATTGCCTCTGCGCTTCTGCCAAGTGAGTCTGACAGAGTAGTGATATATATTTTGACCTTTAGCCATCTAATAGAAACTTTAGTATGTGGTACATTATAAACACTAACAATAATTCCAAAACTAACATATAAAAAGAGAGGGGCATAAGCCCCTCTCATCTCTATATCTAGAATGGCATATCATCCTCTTCCTGCGCAAGTACAGGAGCTGTAGGTCCTGACCCTTTTGCAGATTTGTAGTCTCCTTGGACTTGGAGATACTTACCACCATCTCGCTTGTCTTTCAACTCAAGGTTAATCCAACCTTTCTCGTTTTTGTTCTGAGCTAACGCTTCAAAATCGTTAGGCCCGAAAGCGATTTTTACAATTTGACCATACTGAGTGTCTACCACTGTGGTCTTCCCTAGAAATACTTTTTCTGTTGACATAATTATTGATTTAAAAGTAATTGTTTTAAGTGTTGATATTTAGCTTCCATGTCTAGAACCTTTAGCTCAAGACTAGTAATCTTGCTGAATACATCGCTGTAGTCAAAGTTACTATTTTTAACAAAGTCAATAGACTTTTCGTAACAATACCTGAAAACATCGTTCTCAAGTCTTTCGTGTTTCAATGAAATGTAGCGTTGCACGCTACGATATTCAATGCCTAGCATCCTTTGAATCTCTGAGTTAGAAAATCCTATCTCATCCATTACAATACAAAAGAT